AGTAGTGCACTTCTCAAAAATTCACTACTATATAAATACTAAGTCAGTTACAAAAATGGATTCTTATGACGGGTTAAAACGCAGGTTTAATGAAAGGTCAACTAATGGGTTTCAAAATGCAGACATTTACAATTCATTGATAAAGTGTCGACATGATATATTCGGAGAACAGATATGCGCATCATTCGATATCCCAATTAGAAATGATGTGGATTTTGAAGTAATTGTTGATGACTTGCAAAACACTTATGACTTTCAGCTAGAGAAATATTTTAAAGTTACACCTGATAATTATAAAATACAGGATGATTTGTTATTAATAATAGATTATAAAGTTAGTCGGTCCACCATGAATATAGAAAAAACCCTGGTGAAATACAACAATGCATTTAATTGGGTTCCTTTAGTATTACCAATTGACTTTAAAACTATCATCATTAACCTCAATCCAGATACATTGATGATATGGTCCAACCAAACAGAGTTTCTTGAATTATACAAGTTCGAGATAGTGCTGGACCAAATTAGAGATATTAATGATATGTTGGAGATCTTAGAAATACAAAATTCTGACGATGACATCTTTATGAGGAACAGAACAGGCGATAATATACATGTCACGGATGATTGGTTTGACGAAGAGAATCATGAAATCGAAGAGTTATTAAATAACGACTTAACATTTTTTGATTTCACTAAGTCATTAGATTCTAGTATGTTAAGTTTGTATAATAAGATGATTAACTCAGATGTTGAGTTGACTGGTAATCAAATGCAGGAGGTTTATAGGAATGTCATTAAAGAAACACAACAATCAGTTAAAGAAACGAAGAAATCAATGTTAGAGAAACTTGTAGACCTTGATTCACTTGTACCTAATAAAACTAACATTGATGTAGGTTGGAAAATGCTAGAAGAAAAGCTAGAAAAGAATAAAACACTGAGCAATGACTTATCTGATTCAAAACCAACAATACACACATTAATTTCTACAATAGATTTAGTTGATCCTGAGCTTGACATGAATAATTTCAAGAAGTGTTGTTTATTTGGAAGTTTGTTGAAGTTGCTGGACTGGAATCGAAGTACTAGTTATAAGAATAACTTAATAAGAGTAGACCATTTCCAAGATTTTTTTAAAATCTTAGCCGAAGACATGGATATGGCTGGACATGAGACAGCATACAATTCCATGGTTGCTGAATTCAAATGCAATAGGACAAGTTTCTCAAATAACACAAAATATCAAAAGAAATCACAATCAAAAAGTGTTTCACCAAGTTTACCTGGAATCATGGTTAATGACATGCAATTCTTATTGAGGAATTTCCCGTACAAACGTAACTTTACATCTTTTTGTGGTATTGATGTTTCGAAATCAAATGATTTTAAAAAAGGTGTTTCACCAGAATTACAAAAGCCCTTTTCACTGTGCCCATTTGATCCCTCATTGAAAGAGCAGGTTAATGAGATATTTGAAGGTGTTAAACTAGCATCTGTTAACCCAACTCAAGAGTTTACAAAGACTGTACTCAAGGATTACATTAATAAAACGAGAGGGATAGATAATGATAATTACGAACTATATGAAACAATAATTAAGACAAAAGGTTATAAAATTGCAACAGATATTAGTGTCTTAATTAAGAATGCACTATCAGTTGCTAACTTCCAAAATTATAAAACTTATAGGTTAGTTTTTTCCGCAAATAAAAGTTCGTTTTTGATACTTTTACCATCTATGTCAATCAAATATGCTCAGAGCTCAATTTGTTTCATAAGCTGTTGTTTTGTCAAAAAGAATACACAACTTGAATATTATAGTGGTTGTGATAGATATCGGGTACCAGTAATAGGGACAGAATTTGAGTTGATAATATCTAACCCTATCCGGCTTAATAAAGAAAGGGCAAAGAGATTGGTAGAAGCACCTTATTTAATGTTTTTAGTGGCAGCATCATTTATCACTACCGGCTGCGATTTGGATAGTATTATCAACTATAGCTTCTATTCTTCTTTAAACATAACAAAGTCTTTAATGACACTAACAGAACCTGCCAGATATATATTAATGGGCTCAAGTGCAAAAGTCAGTGACGTCAAATCATATATTGGTGATAAATTTGAACCGTCCTTAAAAACAGCCTTTTCTGTATGGATTTATAATAAAATAAAGGATGCATCGTATATAGCAAATGAGAAACTTAAAGGTATAGTGTGTAAAGATGTGTTTTTTGATGAAGACAAAGTTAAAGGTCGTGGAGTCAAATCAATCAAAAATCTTCCAAGTATCTATTTTAAAGGGGACTTAGACCTCAAAGGCTATCTTAATGAAATATTTATACCGTTTTATATCAATTCGAAAGGTTTACATGAATTCCATCACAATATTATAGATTTAACAAAAGTTCCATGCCAGATAGAGCTAGAAACAAAAAAAGATCTAAAGGATTTTTGGGTAGAATCTGACAACCAATATTGCAATTTACCTGTCTTCTTAAATTATTCTGCAAGGTATTATCAAAGGTTAGTTAAGCAAGGTGCCAGGTATAGAAACAATGTTGAGACAAGTAACATGTTCAGAGAACCTATTTATAAAATACCGACAATGACAAGTTCAAAATCATGCGTCCAAGTCGGGGATTTCTTCGATATAAAAGTACATGGTACAGACAAAAAGGTGCAGCACTTGTTGAAGACAAAGATGCCAAATACAAGGTCATACCACACTATTGACTATGATCCAGAGGTGTTAGATGATATGATTCTTTATATACCAATTGATAAAGCATATACAAATAAGTTGTATAGTAGCAATATGACTATCATGGAATCAATAACTATGAATAAGCATTTTAAAGAATGGTTAATAAATGGAACACTAGGTGATACGTTTCGATTCAATGTAAAGAATTCATGTTATGTTTTCAGTCTGTGTTGGGATAATTTAAAAACTAAGTTTGAATGGGATTTAAGTAGTGTTGGCCATCTAGTAAAGGCATTTAAGGAGTATAATAATCTAGACAAAATGCAAGGTATAACCAATTTATTCCCATTAGGATTCACTAAAAATATCAATCAGTTTGAATATATGTGTGAATCATTGTTAGTGAAATCTAGCCTAATGGTGTACAACAATTCGTACTATATTTTTGAAAATGGACTAAGGGATTATACACATATTATTCGAGAAAACTTAGAAATAAGCCCTAAAGACAGTGACAACAACAACTTGTTAAAAACTGGACTTTATAAACATCATGATTACAAAGCAATTAGATCTAATATTAAAAATTACACAGATTACATTACAAAAAGAGTTTTTGATAGATTATATGACAAAATTGATGAGTATCAAGATAAAGAATTTATTAAAATTGCTGGATCATGTATAACAAAGCACCAAGTCTACTACTCAACCTTATTTTGTAAGGATCAAAGGACTGCAAAGGATCGTGAGATTTATGAAATGGAGTTAGAAGGGAAGATATTACTATACGTAATAGAAAGGCTTTTTAAAACTTATTCAAGAGAGGACATGAATGAGATGATAAGCAGACCTGGTGATGTTAAAGTTTTAGACATTGAAAATTCAAGGAACAGGTTGTTTTCATTTGCAACGCAATTTCAGTCAAATGATCGCTATAAATACAATGTGTACATGAACGAAATTAATGCAGATATGTCAAAGTGGTCTGCAAAGGATATAACTGCAAAGTATCTCTTTTTAATTGCACTTAACCCAAGTCTAAAGTCAAAAGAGAAGAAAATATTAACCTTAGGTCTTTGTAGATATATGAGGAAGATATTAATTTTGCCTGACTCAGCAATTGGTATACTGCTGGACCAGTATTCCCACAGATTGAATGACCCTATAATGTTAATGACAGAAAATCTTAGCTCTAATTGTGTAAAGATAACACAAAATTGGTTTCAGGGGAATTTAAACTATATGAGTTCATTTTGTCATAGTATTGCAATGGATTTCTACAAAGAAATGAATCAGGAGTTCGGTAGAAGTATTGGTATAAATGACATTTTGACTGTATCTTTAGTTCATAGTGATGACAACCAAACAGGTGTCTGCATGATTGAGAAGATGGATTTGTTAAAAACTGAAATAAATATGAATGAGCATACCTTGAAACAAGACACAAAAATAGCTACATGTGTTTTTAAATTGCTAGAATTATCCATGAGGCAGTTTGGGTTCATACTAAACACAAAAAAAACATATATTAGTAGTATAATTAAAGAATTTATAAGTATGCATAATTTGAATGGTGAGCCTTTTTCTGTTTTTCATAGATTTTTATTCCCTGTCATTGGAGCTTGCTCTTTCTTAGGCCCGTATGAAGATTTAACTGCAAGATTATCCGGTATTCAGACAGCTATAAGACATGGCTGCTCTCCTAGCCTTGCAATATGTGCAATAGGGTGTGCAACAGAGATGACGTATGGAACTTACAGTATGTTACCGGGTATGAAAAATGATCCTGGACCTACATTTGGCTATGATAGATTCTTGCTTCCTTTAGAAATTGGAGGTTACCCATTTTTTGATCTATCGAATTTTATTGAATTAGGAACAGTTGCAAATGATATAAGACTGTTAAGACCAATAATTTCAAAACTTACAAATACTATTAAGCACAAGACAATAGAAGACCAATTGCTTAGTTTTACTGAAAGTGACATGATGTTGTTAAATGATTATGATAGATTTATAATAAAGTTCTTTAAAGAATTTTGTATCACTGATTTGTTTGACCCGTCAGGTAGTATTGGAGAAACATATGAAATGTCTAAAAGATCTTTGTTGACACCAAGGAAGTTTACAACTTTGAAATTAATAAAAAAACTAACAAGTTACAAGGAGTTCTCAAAGTTGACACCAATATCAAAATTAGAAAATTTCCAATTCATGCTAGAACATAAGGAGTTATTAGTATCAAAGCCATTGAACTCTGAAGCGTTCAAAAACGTGATACTGTTTAGATACAATTCGAGAAAGTTCAAAGAATCTTTATCAATTCAGAGCCCAGTGCAACTATTCTTAGAACAAGTCATATCAAGTGGGTCAAAATGTATTGATAGGGAGTTCTTGAATGATATTGATAATGAGCCTGATATTGATATTTCAGAGCCGAACAGGAATCAGCTATTGGGAAGGTTAACATTTTTAGAAGCATTTTCCAAAATAAAGAAGATAACATTAAAGACACAGATTGGCCTTAATGAACTACTGATTGTTTATAAATCGAAGATAACAAATGATCCACTTACTTCAACCTGTTACAATATGGAGTTCGCTGTTGAGGAATTATCGACAACTCCAAAAGAATCACTCTATTCACAGAAGCTGCAGGAATATAGGCAGGTTAGGTCATTTCTAAGCACTCCCCACAACATCATAACATCTCTATTAACATTGCTAGAAACTGGAGTTGAACCTAATGAAGATACAGTGTTATATAGTGATGTCATGGAGTTATATAAATATTACGTCGAATCTGGGCTAAAAGAATATATGGACAACTATAACTATAAACATAAATCTGATTCAACATTGTATACAAAGGAACAGCTATCAGTTTGGACTGAGGTCCTTCAAATTCTATATTTGTACACAACACAAATAAATAAAAGGAATATGTCGATATTATTACCAAAACGAGCATTTAGCTTGACTGAATTTTTACTAACATTGAAGGGAACCTTACAACAGGATAAGCAGTTTATAAACTACAAATTGTTATTCAATCCTCTGAAATTTAAAGCTAAGGGGATAACAAAATTAGAACAATTTGATACAGTAAACACAGCAGAAGCACTATTCCGATCTTTAACAACATTTATGGAGAATTATATCAAACCTGAATTCAGAGCAAACTTGATCCTGCAGATAATAAATAATTGTAGTATAGGTGATGTACCTATATCTGATTATTATGAATTAGTAAAGCTTAATTGCCCACACCAGTTTATGGCATTATTGAACCTGTTAGGAGACTTACAAGAAACGACTGTTAAAAGTTACATTAGTAACATTAAAAGTGTATCTCAGTCTTGGATTCAAGAACAGTCATTCAGGCAAGGAATGATAGGTGAATTCGATGTCATCTATTACAACCTAAGATCAAGTTTAGAGGTAAAAGGTAACAATAAGACATTTACAGATATGATCTTTACATATCAAAAATCATTAGATTTAAATCAATTGATTTACAAAGATCTGGATATAATGCTAAACAAGCTTAAGTATGACATGAAGCTAGATCATATTGACTTCAATCCTCCTTTAAGCCAAGATGACAATAGCATTTATTTTGTTAAAGCATGGAATAAAGGGATTGCCAAGTATACTGCTAAATATTATAAAGACATATTGCAAAGTGATTTAATGCTTTGTCCTATTAGCATCCATGCAAGTGGCCAAACCAATTATGAAATTGATGATATATTAGGATCAAATCTTGATAATATGTCTTGTAGATATTTCAAGATAAACGAAAGTTTGAAATCATATCAAACAAGTAGAAGGGGTCCGATTTCAACTCTCCTCAATTTAAAAGGTGACATAGATGCTTTAGGTACATTTTCACTATCTAGTTATATCCGATTTATATCAGGATTCCAGGGTGTTCAGAAACCGAGCTTTTCATCAATTCTAAACTTCATAGACTTGTTTTCTTGTAGAGATACTTCAAAAACATTTATAGAAGCACCAGAAGAGATTAAAACAGAAATATTTTGTTTTGATGACACAAATCTCGATATTGAATTCAACTTTGATGTGATATTTAAAATGAAAGTCAAAACCCCTTACAGCTCATTAAATGCCTTAATGGATGTTGCAAATAACAAAGACAAACTTATGGAATACATGATAACTAGGACTAGAGATGTCAAAACCGTTAAGGAATACCAACGAAGTTTAAGTATTCTGATAAGACAATTCCAAGTCGTGCAAAATATGAAATTGAAATTGGGGGTTAAAATGGATGAAGATTCGATATTTGTAAAATTATTGCATTTGTACTCTTTAGATACCGGTTCTCACAAAGGTTTCCATGATAGCAACGATTTACCAGGAGTATTTTACAAAAAAGGGAAAGTGCTAGAGCTTGATATAGACTTCATTGAAAAGAATGTAATGACTGTTCTCGAATTGCCTAACTCATTTTTAGAAAAAAGATCAAATTCTGAAGTGCTCGATGTTTTCCATAAACTCAAGAATGAATATAGAAACCTTGTCTCACGAGAGTTTCCGGATTTAAGCTGGGCTGATGAAGTTGAAAGATCTGGTTTTTCCTTTTTCTGAAGATGACATGTAGATTTAATTAAATAGGCAGCAAATTAGGTTTGCATAGAATAGAACTGAATTGGTTATAAATAGAATAGTGAATTAAGAGAAGCGCACTACT